CTGACGATGGGTTTCACACTCAAGGTCGAGGGTTTCACCGACAAATTTCAACATATTGATTTTTGCCAAACCCGCCCTTGTTTTATTGACGGCCGCTGGATTATGGTCCGTGGGTTGAAGGCGCTTAGCAAAGATTGTTATTGCCTGAAACACAAGGATTATCTCAAACGGTGGCTGTCTCAAGTGCGAACAGGGGGTCTCAACACTTATGGATCCACACCCATCTACAGTGCCTTTTACAGTACATTCCCCAGGGGTGAGGACACTGGCCGCAATCTGCTTGTGGACAGTGGCCTCTATTACCTCTCAAGGGGCATGACTTCTGGTACGACAGTTACAGACAGCAATAGATTGTCATTCTTTGAAACTTTTGGCGTGACTGAACGGGAGCAAGTCGCGATCGAACGTTATTACCAAAGTATGACATTCTCGGATCTACCTGATCCAAACAACCCCGGTCTACTACTTCCACTTCCCTGGCTTGGGGCCTAACCGGTCGGCCCTCCACTCTTGCCAGGCAGCACCAGAGTGCACCCCATGTGTAGCATCCACACAGCAACGACCACCGGGCTCCCCATATAATAATTGATTAGAGTTTATTATATACCCGGGACTCACACCCTTTATCAAGTGAGATGGTTAAGGCCAATCGTAAGAATGGTCGCAAGAACAAGAACAACAACAACGGACGACGCCAGCAGCAACGGCCAGTGCGTACCCGCCCTATCGGCCGTCGCAGCGGCGTTGGAAAAGGTCGCGGAAAAGCTAATCACGCTTACGAACTTTCTAAGCGCGTTTTCAATGCTTTTCACCCGCAACACCTTCCGCTTTCCACGCCAATGGGGCCGCACATGATGGTTACCACCCGCACGTCTTTCACCACCGACAATTACCTTACAATGATCGGTACAATGACGAAGGCTTGTCTTCCCGATGTGGCGAGCAAGCGCGAGTGGACCAACAAGGTCGTTATGAGTACGGGTGGCTCTGGCATCACCCCCGTCGGGCAAACGGTGTATGCAGCTGATTACAATCATATCACTGTACCTGCCCCCACGATGGACATGGACGACTTCAACGTCGTGCCTGCGGCAATCTCATTCCAGGTCACAGGCACCGACTCGCTCACCAACGCGAGCGGGGTTGTCTATATGGGTCGAACGAGGAATATCATCGCGTCGCCCGCGAACGATGGCACCACAATCTATGGTCTCGGCAAGGGACTAATTTCGTTCTCGAACCCGAAGGTCATGTCCATCGCGGCTCTCACCATGAGGCCCCAGCAGGTCAACTGCCTGCCGGGAAACCATGCTGACCTGTCAGATTTCGAGCAGATGGAGAAGTTTGACGACCTGACTGCACCATGGCAGGATGATACGCAATCAGGAAATGACAGCAGTAGCGGACGCAAAGGACTTGAGTTCGCCGGATTCAAACCCGGTTATATCCTCAATCCCAACAACCGCCCGCTGCTGATCACGGTGGCTGTGCAGTGGCGCCTCAGGCTTTCGCCGATGAACCCTATGCATTCGTCGCTCACCCACTACCCACCAACACCACCGTCCGTCTGGCATGCGATCACAAACGCTGCCGAACATGTAGCGCACGGTGTGGAAGACGTGGCGTCTGCTGGTGCCGTCGGCGCAGCCGGTTACCTCGCCAGCGGGGGAGCGGCTGAAGGTGGCCTGCTAGCCAGCATGGGCGGCGCTCTCGAAGCAGGCTTTGGTAGTGCAATGTCCTATGGTGCGGCAGCCCTTGAGGTCGCACCATACCTACCGCTGTTGGCCTTGTAGTTTGCCATGGACGTTCGGTGCTACACACACATGGGAGCAGACCAGTCAAATGAAGACTGTCGGGATATCTTCGACCCCGCTCCGTCGAGAAGAAAATGTACATAAAAATAGTAGTATAAGGGAACAGTAGATT